CCTTATGAATTGGGTGAAGCTGAAACCTACGTTTGGAATTCGGTCGTGCAGTCCAACCAGCCAGATTGGTTCACGCCCGCAACCTATCCGCTGTTGGTCGCCTATTGCCGGCATGTCGTGCAAGCCAATCGCATCGCCGAGTGGATCACGGCAGAGCTTGAGGACGAAGCGCGCGCCGCAAGTGGGCAAGCAACCTATGGAAATTACCCCACGATAGGCATCGATAAGCTGTTTACGATGCAAGCGCAGCAGTCGCGCGCTATCGCGATGCTAGCGACGAAGATGCGAGTTGCGCAGCAAAGCACGATCGACAACACCAGCGCACGCGCCAACGTTGGCCGCAAAAAGAGCACCCTATGGGCAAGGCCAAGCAACAGCTAACACGCGGCGAGAGCAACATCCTCTGGATCGAGCAGCAATGTCGCGTCCCTGAGGGGATGCACGCCGGCCGGCCGATGCGCCTCCGCGCCTGGCAGCGTGACGAGGTGTGCAAGATCTACGACAACCCAGCGGGCACGCGCACCGCGATTATCAGCTTTGCTCGGAAGAACGGCAAGACGGCGCTCGCCGCCTGTCTGTTGCTGCTCCACCTGTGCGGGCCGGAGGCGTTGCCCAACACGCAGCTTGTCTCGGCCGCCCAAAGCCGCGATCAGGCCGCCCTTCTGTTCAAGCTGGCGGCGCGCATGATCCGCCTCAACCCGGAGATGAATGACGCCATCACCATCCGCGACCACGCCAAGCAGCTCGAGTTCGCCGAGTTGGGTACCGAGTACCGGGCGCTCTCAAGCGACGCAGGGACGGCCTACGGCCTTTCTCCCGTGTTCGCGGTGCACGATGAGCTAGGGCAGGTGAAAGGGCCGTCCAGCGAGCTGTATGACGCCGTGGAGACGGCAATGGGGGCGCACGAACGTCCCATGTCCGTGATCATCTCCACACAGGCCCCGACGGATGCCGACCTGTTGAGCGTGCTCATCGATGACGCGCTCACCGGAGTTGATCCCACCACCACCCTCAGCCTCTACACCGCGCCGCGCTTTGTGGTCGACGCGGCGGGCCTCAAGCACAAGGTGGATGCGTTTACCGAGGAAACCATCAAGCTGGCGAACCCGGCTTATGGCGACTTCCGCAACGCAACCGAGGCGCTCAGCAACGCCGACAAGGCCCGGCGCATGCCAGCGGGTGAGCCCGCCTATCGCAACCTGATCCTGAACCAGCGCGTGCAAATGCGCTCGCCATTCTGCACGGAAAGCGTGTGGAGCGAGAATAGCGACGCGCCGGACCCGGCGAACTTCCACGGCATGCGCATCTTCGCCGGCCTGGATCTGTCCACCACCACCGACCTTTGCGCGCTGGTGGTGATCGCCGAGAACCGCGGGAGCTGGCAAGTCTACCCCACCTTCTGGCTGCCGGAGCATGAGATCCGCGAGAAGGCGCAAAAGGACAAGGTTCCCTATGACGTTTGGGCCGATCAAGGTTTCTTGCAACTGTGCCCAGGCAAGACGGTCGATTACAAATGGGTGGCCGCCGAGGTGGGCAAGCTATTCGAGGTGGCCCAAGTCGAGGGCATCGCTTTCGACCGTTGGAACTGGAAACACTTCAAGCCCTGGTTGATTGAAGCGGGGCTTGACAACGAAGCACTGGACAAATTCAAGGAATTCGGCCAAGGCTTTCAATCCATGTCGCCCGCGCTTCGCACGCTCGAGAGTGATTTGCTTAACCACAAGTTCCGACACGGCATGCACCCGGTGCTGACGATGTGCGCGGCGAACGCGGTGGTGACGACTGATCCGGCGGAAAACCGGAAGCTCGACAAGCCGAAGAGCAACGGGCGGATTGACGGGATGGTGGCGCTGGCGATGGCTCGGGGCATAGCCGGCGAGCTGGTGACAGAGCAACAGCGGTTTGTGATCGGCGATATTTTGGTGATGGGACGATGAAGCTAGGGCCGTTTGAGCTGTCGTGGTCCAAAAAATCGGCCAACGGCCTTACCATCGATCAAGTCATAAGCCGTCTCGAGACGGCTTATCGGACGGCGGCAGGTGTGGCGGTAACGCCCGAAAATTGCATGGCATCGCCGACCATGGCGGCCATCGTCACGGCAATTTCCCGGCGTATCTCCACCCTGCCCATTCTGGTTATGAACCGGACCGAGAGCCAGGGCCGAACTCGCAAGGAACTCCTGCCGAACCATCCCGTAGCCAAATTGCTCAAGCGGCCGAACGCTTGGCAAGATCCCAGCCAGTTCTGGCTTGATGCAACATCGCAGCTCGTGCGGTGGGGCAACTTCATCGCGGCCAAATCGCGTGGTCAGACAGGCCCTGTGCGCGAGTTGCTGCCGATCAATCCCGGCGCTGTGACCATATTCCAGGATACCGATTGGAGCGTGACCTATCGGGGTTCCGAGCCCAACGGCATCTATTTCGAGCGCACGCCGGAGCAAATCCTGCACGCTCGAGGCCCCGCGCGCGACGGGCTCAAGGGCGACAGCATGGTGATGGATATTCGCCAGGCGATCGGCCTCGAGATCCAAGCCGAGATGATGGGTGCAAGCGTGTTCGGCAATAGCGCCGTGCCCGGCATGGTGCTCAAATACTCGGAAGGCTTCGCCGGTCACGCGACCGAGGAAGAGCGCACCAAGTTCGTCAATAGCCTGCAGGATCTCTTCGCCCGTGAGAAGCGCCATAGCACGTTTCTCCTACCCAAGGGCATTGAGATGGACAGCAGCGCGCCCGTGGACAACGAGAAGGCGCAGTATACCGCCACCCGGCAGTATCAGCGCACGGTGATCGCCGCCGCTTTCGGCGTGCCCGTGCACATGGTCGGCGACCTCACCAAGGGCACGTTCAACAACGTTGAGCAACAGACGCTGGACTTCGTCATCAACGTGGTGTTGCCCTATTGCCGCATGTTTGAGAACGCTATGGAGTGGTCGCTGCTCACGCCGGCCGACCGGGCGCAGGGTGTCATCATCCGCTTTGATCTTGAAGGCATCTTGCGCGGCGACTTTAAGAGCCGGCAGGAAGGGCTCAACATTCAGCGGCAGGCGGGCGTCATCAGCGCGAACGACTGGCGCGAGAAAGAAAACATGAACCCGATCTCGCCGGCCGATGGTGGCAACGAGTATTGGCGCAAAGGCCCGAGCGGGCAGGACGCAACAGCACCAGGCGGCCAGACGCCGCCGGCTCAAGAGGAACCGGGCAATGAAGACGCAGACCCTCAATCTAAAGTTTGACATCAAGGCGCTGTCGGACCGCGAGTTCGAGGGTTACGGCAGCGTCTTTAACAACGTGGACTTGACCGGCGACATCATGGCTCCTGGCTCATTCCGCAAGTCGCTTGCCCGGCATCGGACAAACGGCACCATGCCGCTGATGTTCTGGATGCACCGTATGGACCAGGTAGCCGGCGCGTGGCAAACCATGAGCGAAGACGAGTACGGGCTCAAGGTCAAGGGCGTGCTCGCCGATACACCGCTTGGCAATGAGATGCGCACGCTTCTCGGCATGAAGGCGTTGCGCGGCCTGTCGATCGGCTATCATACCATTGACCGCGAGTGGGAAGACGATGAGGAACACGGTGCGGTGCGCGTGCTCAAGGAAGTTGAGCTTGTCGAGGTCTCGCTGGTCTCGCTCGCGGCGAACCCACTCGCCGAGGTGACGGCCTCAAAGGCGCGGCTCTCGAGCGATGGCGTCTATGTGCCGTCGTCTCAGGAGACGGAAGCCATGCTGCGCAAAGGGGGCTTTTCAAAGCAGGCATCGCGCGCTATGGTCGCAAAGTTATTCGGTGATGGTGCGACGCTATCGACCGATGAAGGCAAGTCCGGTGCGACGCTGGATCTTGACGGATTGAACATCGATAGGCTTTCCAGGCTGGCCGAGGTCATGAAGACCGCGCCGGCTGAAGTTGTGGAAGATAGACCCGTCCCATTCTGGCGGGCTTAGCATCGGGGCACCAATGACGACACTTGCGGATATCAACCGCGTCATCGACAAAATCGGTGAGGCGTTCGAAGAGTACAAGACGACCAACGACAAGCGTATTGACGCGCTGGCGAAGGGCGACAAATCCACGGCTGCCGAGCTGCAGCAGAAGCTCGCCAAGATCGATGGCGACGTGACCAAGTTCACGGAGCTAAAAACCACGCTCGAGCGCGAGATGGAATTCCAGCGCGACCGCATCGAGGCACTTGAAGCCCGCGCCACCAACCCGAAGAAGACGCCGCAGGATGTGCTCAATGACGAGTACAAGCAGGCGTTCACCGGGTGGGTACGCTCCAAGGGTCAGAATTCTGCTCTCGAGCAGAAGATG